TCTTTGATAAGTAATGCTAATGCAACACCAAAAGTTCCTAATCTACTGCCTAGACCGGCCTTTCTCAATATTCTTTTCAGATTAAATACAAATCTATGAAGCATAGTATAATGTTTTCTATCTGAACCAGTTTTAATGGTCTTCATAGGTCTCAATGTCTTACCATCTTTATCTATAATGCCTCTTTTAAATGCCTCTGTTTTTTCAAACGGAGTTACCAGCATTTTGACAACACGATAAGTTATTAAAAAATCAATTGCTCTACTCATAATTGTGTTAACATTTCCTCTGTATTTCTATCTGCTTCCATGTCAATAAATTCATGTGGGTATAGATAGTCAAGATAATTAAATATAGCTTTTAAAATCGGCCAGTATTCTTTATCTATCTTAAATAACAATAGCGTTATTGCTCCTTCTACACCAAACACATTAGATAATACAACGATATGGTTTAATACCAAACGAATTTTCATCTCATGGGTTATTTTATATCTACGAAATAACCTTTTGAGGTATTTAAACCTCTTCAAGTCATCATAAAATTCGACTTCTTTTTCTAAAGTCGGGTTATCATATGTGTGTTGTGCATATAATAACCAATTCTCATTGTTTATCTCTTTGAACATTTCACTTTACTCTGTTAGATTAAACTAACTTTGCAAAGACTTTAGATGTTCCTGTACTTAATGTTTCGTATTGCACTTGCAATTTTAGGCCGCCCTCTTTTCTATGAGAAATACCGTCATCATTAATATCGGAACCGTCAATGTCTTTACCAAATCTTCCGCCGAATTGTGTCACTTCTAAATTGATTGTACCTTTGTCCTCTTTAATAGCAGGGACTTCAAAGCTTAAACCAATTGTTTGTAATTTTTCTCGTAGTTGATTAACAGCCGCTTCACAATTCATATATTCTTGATTGCCTACTGCACCTACAAAAGCATTTACTTTTTTAAGAACATCAGGATTGTCAATGTTGTGAGCACCGATATTACTATCTTCGGGTGATACACTTGTCGTTGTACCCACTTGCCCAGCACCATATTTACCTTGATGGTCTTCTTTGATATGCTGTTTAAATGTTTTCATTTTTTTCCTCGTTATTTTCTTTCTTCTCGGTTTCTTTATCTGCCTTTTCAGGTTTGACATTATCTTCCTCGAAGTCTTCTAAAACTTTTTCATTTATATAAGTTTTAAATTTTTTCATTTACTTAACTTCCGCCACACTTTGTTTTAAGGCTTCTTCGTCATCACTAGGTTTCAACATATTAATAAACTTATCATTCTGTTGAACAGCACCATGTAAAGCATTTAAGTTTGCTCTCATAGTACCTAAATCATATTCAACCTTTTTTATCTCTGCATTTAGTTTATCAAATTCAGTTTTCAATAGTGCCTTTTCATTTTGTAATGTTTCTAAATCAATCATAATTTATCTCCTAATTAGGCTACTGTGTAACCGTGGCCTGCAATGATATTCCAGTTTGAGTTCTTATACATTAAAGTTACCGTTTCGCCTGGAGCATTTAATGTAATAGTAGTGTGACCATTCAATGAAGTTGGTGTAATCACTACATCATTTGTACCACTTGCTGAAGTATTAATGATTGTTTTGATTTGACCGTTATCGCCGTTTGCCAATGTACAAGGAGCAGCAGCTGATGTTGCTACTACCTCTGTAATTGATTCCGATACACTAATTGCACTTACTGTTGAACCATCACCTGTGATAGCTTGTGAAGCTTGTTTTAAACCAATCCATGTAGGAATGTTATTGAAAACATTTTCTGCACTTACTGATTTGTTGATTGGTGTTCCACTTGGGTCGTCCACAATGTGAAACAAGTCTGCCTGAGCCAAGGCTGAGCCAAGGTCAGTTAACTGTGTTATTTTCTTATCTGCCATTTTTTCTCCTTTAAACCCTTTCGGGAATTCTACTTGCGCCAGTTGACGCAATCACTTTATTAATAATATATAGGCGACCCCGAGGAGCCGCCTATACGATTTTACTTATTAGTAACCAGACATTGCAACTAGAGTAGTATATTGTACTCTACCTGCTCTACCACCTGAACCAGTTGTTTTTAAATTCCAACCGACATGTGCGATAGCACCTGATTGTGTTTCGTTGTCTGCATAATTGAATAAACCATGCGTAGCACCTGTAATAAAGGTACCAGCAGAAGCGTTTTCAAATAAAGCAGTTCTATTAGAGGTACTACCCTCTACTTTAAGACTTGCAGCTGCCCATAATGGACTGTTAGCGGCGTTGTCTGTAATTCCCCAACTTGACATATTATTCTCTCCCTTTTAGTTGTTAAATAGGTACTCAATTTTTAATATCGTACTACTATTTATAAGGGGGAAATTTAAAAGCCTAGTTTTTTCAACTCGGAAATGGTTTGTGAGGCAGTTTTGAATGTAATACCAGTTCCACCTCTTTGGGTAAACTCTTTGGTATTCTTCTCGTAATCATCAATTAGTATAGAACCAGGACTTGCATAGTTCTTTTTCTGACTTCTCATTACTAGATTGATTTTATTACTAGGTATTCCAGTGTTTCTCATAGCCCACTTCTTCTTGCCTGGAATGCAATTAGGGTCGTGAGCATGTTCTACATATGCACTTAATATATGTGGATTGTATTTCTTGACAAAGGCAAATAGTTTCTTACCCTCTGCTAACCATGGTCCGTCTGACCAAAATTTCTTGTTAGCAATGATTGGGTCCCATCGCTCTTTTCTACCAAGTTTAGTCCATTGGTCAATTGTAAGACCAGTAGTCTTTTCAATGTTCTTTACAAAGTCAAATAGAACACCATCCATATCGAGGTATATTCTTGGTAAATTTTTCATAGTGTATCCTTTTTTATTATGACTATATTATAACACAAGGTTACACATAAGGCAAGCGAAAAAAACACCTTTTTTGCTTATTTGTTGTAAGAAATCTCTGGTTTTGTATCTATTTCAGTAGGTTTTGAACCAGTATCAGTAGTTTTTTTGTTCTTATTTTGTTCTGCTTCTTTTTTAGCTTTCTCATCTGGTTCTCTCACCATATCTCTAGTATCTTCGTTCTTACCTTTGTGCATTTTATCTAATTTATTAAAGAATGCTGTCTTTTCTGCGTTAGACATTGCACCGATACCTTTACCAGCTTTTTGTAGTTCTTTTTTAAACAGGTCTTGATAAGCACTATCGTTCATGTGTTGTGATTTCTCTTTGATAATCTCTTCCAAAGAACCTGGTTTATGATTTAAATATGACATTTTAGTTTCCTTTATTTACTGTTTCGTCTTTAACTAGTCTATCTTTCAAAACGCTAGTCATTAAATTTAATGATATTTGTTGAGGTCTTTCTTGCCAACCATACCATTTTGTTTTCTTACCAATATTCCAAGGTGGTTTTTTATCTACCGAGAAATATTGTTCAGAGGTTACATCAAAGATTTGATTACCGTCTTGTAACCACCAATGTTTTTCACCTCTATAATCTTTTGCACTAACACCTATTAAGCTGTCAGTATCAATTAAATAATATAAAGCTTGTGACGCATGGTAACAATGTCCATAATACTTTACATTGTTTACATCATTAGGATACATTACTTTTTTTCTACCTTTTAATAGTTCAGGTGTCAAATTTTCTTGTATCAAATCCATCACATGATATATCATTTTATATGGAAAAGGTTTGTATTTTAAAATTCTACTTTTATATATTACATTACCTTTTGCATAACAATGCCGTACCACTTCTTTCATAATATAAAAAAACCTTAATCTACATTAAATTCGGGGTCTGCCTTTTTAATAGCAGCTTTAACTGCATTAGGATTACCTGTTTCAATTTCAAATGAAGCATTTGGTTCTCTTTGTGTAGGTTTTTCTTTACTTTTAATTCTACCACCCGCTCTTTTAATTGCGTCTTCAACATTTTTCATATCTCTACTTGCTTCATAAGATTGTGATGGTTCATATTCTTTAAAAGCATATAGACTTGCTTCTTCTAAACTCTCACCTTTTACTTTAGCAGCTAAATCTTTATCTGCACCACCCCATGTTCCAGAGGATTTTGTTATGAATGAATTTACTCTAGCAAATGCCCATTGTTGCTGTGTAGTACCTGGTCGGTGTCCACCTCTCCAAGCGGCCATGCCTCTATCGTAAACTTTTTTTAGAATACCGTATGACATTCCAGATTTTTCTGCTTTGTTTTTCAATCCTTCTATTTGTTCAAACATCTGTTTAGCAGGATGTTCAACATGTTCTCCAAGAATTGATTTTACCACTCTCAACGGTAACTTCATTAACTTAGCAATCTCACTTGATGACTTACCATCTTTTTGCATGGCGTCAATCTGTGACATCTTACCCTCACCATACATCTTCTTGTACTTTTGTGTGAATTGAGACGGTTTTGTTTCTGCGTCTTTATCACCAGGTGCTGGACTGTTATCGTTTTTAGTTGTATCTTTTTTAGCAAAGTGATTTGCTCTACTGTCTTTAGTATCTTTTGATAAATTTTTATAATACTTTTTAGGTTGAGTACCATCTTTTGACTTAACATCTTTGTCTTGTGGTTGTGCGTCTAAATCTTCTTTCTTACCTAGAAGTTTATCAGCAATCTCATGTCCTTTTTTGATAGTAGATTTCTCTAATGGTTTTTCATCATTGAATTTCTTTTTAGCAGTTGACATACCAATTGCATATGCTTTATCTTTTGACATATTTTCATAGGCTTCATTTGCTCTTTTTAATGCGTTAGCAACATCTTTATGTTTAGATAAACCTGTTGCAAGTTTCTCAATAGCCTTAACTGCACCTGAATAATTACCTTGTTTATATCTAGGGTCATTTAAGATACCATATGCCATTTTAATTTGTTGAGTTGAAAATTCATTAAGATTTTCTTCCCACATTTCTTTAACGGCTTCTTTTTGTTTCATCATCTTATCTTTAAGATGTTTGTATGCAATACCAACTTGAAGTAATGGCTCACCAGTTTCTGGATTTACCAACTTCTCTGTTTCTTTTTTGGCAACTTTAGCTTTCTCTGTCTCTGCTTTAGTTTTTAGAGCATTGATTTCTGCGTCTTTCTTTTCAAGTTCAGACTTTAATTTCTCTGCGTCACCACCTTCTTTTTTCGTTTCTGTATCAGCAATTTGGTCAGGTTCATTCTTCTTAGCAACCTTTTTAGGTAGTTCTTCTTCCTCTTTTACTTCTACAAATAATATTTCTTCAGCTTTTAGACCGTTTCTTTGAGCGGCTAATTGCATGTCTAATATTTTTCTCATGTTACCTTTTAACATAACCTTTGCACCTGCACCAGAACCAACTAATGTTGCTGTGACGCCGTGTTGTTTTGCTAAAGACATCATGTTAGTGACTTCTCTATCGTTTCTGAAATTAGTAATAGTACCAGTACCCTCATTGATTACATCTTCGTAAGCAGGCACCCAATCTTCTAACTTCATTCCTTTTTGTACCATTCTTGATAATGCCATGGCTGATAAGAAAGGTATCTTTTTGTTCTTTAAATCTTTTAATGCACTATCAGGTATCTTGTCAAACATTTTTCTTAATTTGTTTGCATTATCCATAGATATTCTTTTGCCTCTCAAGCTTTCATACTCTTTGGCTAATTTATCTAGTTGTGCTTTACTAAAATTTTCATCTATTAGGTCTTCATTCTCTTCAATTAGTTTTGAAATCTGATTGATGTTTGCATGTTTAATAGCAAGTTGTGTTGGAACATCCATTGCTTTAAGCATTTTCTTGATAGCAGGTGTAATATCACTTGCGTTCTTTCTTGACCATACAGTTTTTAAATTTTGAATTTGTTTTGCGTCTAGTTTAGACTTGAAATAATCATCAACATTTTCATTGTAGTCTTGTTCAAGTTCCTCATTTGTCATTTCTTCTTTGACACAATTAGGTACTTGTTTACCACCTTTCATTTTCATGCCTCTTTGAGTCCAACCTACCCAACAAGCCTCTGTAATAGGGTCGTAATTATCTTCGTCAGCGCTTTCATCAATGGCATAACTCTCTGCTCTTACTGAAGCATGATAAAAGTTTTTAAGGTCTGTAGCATACTTGTTAAGGTCTGCACCTTTACCATCTACTTTCATAACCATACCTTTTGCGTCAATCGTAAAACCTTGTTTTGCTAAGTCAGTTAAGGCCTTTGACATATCAGCCATAGATTTGAATGTGACTGTCATTTTTTTAAATTCGTTAATAGGCTCTCTGACTTGTTGTAAAGCCTCGGAGAATGTCTTTCTGTATGCGCTTATCTTTTTCATTTTAGTTGTCTACCTTTGCTCCGCTTCTCCATTGATAACAAGACCAATATCTAGCTTTAGTTTTTGGACCAGGATTCTCACAATTGTGTCTGGCTCTGAAATTTTTTCTACGATTAGGGTCGTCTCTTTTGATTTCCATATTAGGGTCACCAAATGTGACTTTGACCACATTACCGGTTTCATTTTTCACATATACGGCAAACTTTTTAGGTCCACCTGGAGTTCTCATAGGATTGTTTAGTGTGACTTTCTTACCTTGATGTTCAGCCTCTTCTAAAGGCTCACTCTCATGTTCGAATATACACTCTTCACACTTTTCGTCTATATTATCCCACTCTTTTAATGACTTCATTATAGTTTCTCCAGAATTTTTTGGACAACCTCATTTAACTTGGCCTTCCAATGTTCTTTATATCTTTCTCTATATTTATCTATTGTGGATTTTGAAGATGACCATTCTTTGATATCCTTTTTAGATATATCAGTAGTCTCTGGTCTAGTTGTGACTGGTTTACCACTACCTGGTTTAGATGGTTTGTAGTTATCACCTTTGTGTTTAGGGTCATAACCATCTTGGCCTGGTGTCATTTTCATTGTGTGTTGTGCATAATCTTGACCTATATCATAACTTTCATTGTTCCACTCGGCAAAACCTTTCATCTTTTTACTGTCTGGTTTAGATACTGCCTCAAATCCATAATCAATATTAGTGTTGTATTCTCTAATGATTGCCTCTTTATCACCTGCAATAGGTGTACAATCCCATATCCATGCCTTATGCATGTTATTATTAGTATCTTCTAATACAACATAATTCGTACTTCTTCTAACAACCTTACCCTCTATGTCATTGTATTTTACTTTATCATCTATGTTAAAGATTTGTTCTCTGATATAAAGGTCTCTTACTTGTTGTTGTTCAAATTCTTTTAATGATACTATTCTGTTTTCAGGTACATAACTAGCCGCTAAATTCATACCTTTTCTAACATCTTTCATCATGGCTTGTGCGTATGTACTATTTGGTAATCCTTTTTTGAAACTATCTAAATCACCTTTTGAAGCTGCGTCTCTCATCTTACTAGCACTCATACCTGTGGCACCCTCGGCGTCAGGATCCCTTTCACCAGCAGATACAACTTTGATATCTTCGAAGTCATATAAACCATGTCTTGATGATACACCATTATATTTCTTTAGTATTGTTTCGAATTCTCTTACTCTATCTGAACCTGCAACCATTGTTATACTTGTATAACCTTTATTATGCAACATGGTAGCAATATCTAATATCATATTAGTCTTATTGATTTCTATATTTCTTGCATGAGCAGGAAACAATTTCTTCATATAAGATAATTTTTGTGTAGGAGATAATGGATTCTTTTTCGGGTCATTACTTCTACTTAAATAAATTTTATGGTCATTTGTTGATAACGACTTAACTTTCTTAATAAGTTTTTCGTGACCAATTGTAGGTGGATTAAATCTACCAAATGTAAATGCAACTGTCTTACTTTTTGCCTCTTTGAGACTATCAATCTCTGCGTCTGTTACCTCACCATCATCTAAAATCTTTTTACACTTCTTATAGAAAGCAAGATAGTGGTATTTCTCTAACATTTTATAGACCACATTTTTAGGTAATCTATTCTTAATGCCAAACTTTTGTATTTGGTCTGGTGGCATATCAGTATCAAAGGCTGCT